GGACCCCAACCTCGCTTCGGATGGGCACCGTTCCCAGCAGGCGCTCATGGTCAAGCAGTTCGCCGCCACGACCGCTGGCTACGACAAGGATGCTGTCGAGCGGATGGTCCTGCGCTCCATGCGAGTGGAGTCCATCGACACGCTCTTCCCCGGCAGTCAAAAGATGCCCGCCCCTCCGCCCCCGAAGGTCGTCATCGAGAACATCAAGGGCGAGCAAAAGCTCAAGGTCATCGAGGCGCAGGGCAAGCAGCGCTTCATGGAAAAGATGGTCGATCTGGAAGCTCAACAGCAAAAGATCGAAGCAGAAATCGAGATGATGAAGGCCGAGACAGCTTCCATCATCGCCGAGATGGGCGCAGCGGAAGCTGCTGCTCAGGTCAAAGCCTTCGAAACGCAAGTGGGCGCCCTCCAGGCGATGCACGACTCGAATCGGGGCTACATCAAGCTGATGCAAGAAAGTATGCAAGCAAATGGAAAACCAGGAAATGGACCTGGGGCTGCTGGACCCAAACCTCCAGCAGTACCAGGAATGGCTTCACCATCCGGTAACCCAGGGGCTCCGCAAGGCGCTCCAGGAGCTGGTGGTTGAAGCAATGGAAAACTGGAGCAACGGTGCCTACGTCAGGGATCACCTGTCCGAAGCCGGCGCTCTCGGTTACATCAAGGGGCTGAGAGCTCTCATCGAGCTTGACGCATCACAACTTCAAGGAATCATCGAGAAATGAACAAGGTAGAGAACAACTCCGGCGTCGCGCCTTTGGGCCGTGCCGTCCTCGTCCGCCCGTATCAGGTGGAGGAAAAAACCTCCGGTGGCCTGATCCTCCCGAGCAGCGTCCAGCAGAAGGACCAGCTGGCGGAGCAACGTGCAGTCGTCATCGACATCGGGCCGTCGGCCTGGGAGTCGGAGTCGGAGCCGCGTGCAGCGGTCGGGGACAAGATCCTGTTCTCGAAGTGGGCTGGCTACCAGTTCGTCGGCCCCTTCGACGGTCAGGTCTACCGGGTCGTGAATGACTCGGACGTGTTCATGCGCATCACGCAGGAGAAGTAAGATGGACATCGAGCAAGAAGCACGGGCCCTGGGCTGGACGCCCCAGGAGCAATTCAGGGGCGATCCGGAAAAGTTTGTCCCTGCGGAAGAGTTCGTCAAGCGCGGAAAGGAGATCATGCCGATCCTGCGCCAGAACAATGCCAAGCTGCTGGGCGAACTGACCGAAGTGAAGGGTCAGGTCAGCGCCCTCACCTCGACGGTGAAGGAAGCGCAGGAGGCTCTCGCCGCATTCAAGGAGTACCATGACGGCGTCTCCGAGCGTGCATACGCAGCCGCCCTCAAGGACCTGCGGAAGCAGCGAGCGGAAGCTCAAGTCGCTGGCGACGCGGAAGCAATCGTGGCGGTGGAAGAGGCGATCGACAAGCTGAACGACAGCGCGCCGAAGGTCCTCAAGGCCCCTGCGACTCCAGCACCCGCACCGGCGCCCGTTCAGCAACAGGCCCTGCACCCCGATTTCCAGAAGTGGGAAGCGGACAACAAGGTCTGGCTGGAAGAGCCTGAGAAGCGTGACTACGCGCACTCCATCGGCGGCTACGTCAAGGCGCGCAACCCCCAACTCCAGGGCCGTGCGTTCCTCGACAAGGTGACGGAGGAGGTCGAGAAGCACTTCGGCGGCGCGGCCCCTTCCCAACGGGTCGAGGCCGGCGGTGCCCCCACGGCGCGCAGCGGCGCAAAGTCCTATGCCAACCTTCCGGCGGATGCCAAGCAAGCCTGCGATCGTTTTGCGGCCAAGCTCTGCGGCCCCGGTAAGGCGTTCAAGGATGTCGAGTCCTTCCGCAAAGACTACGTTTCTAAGTACGACTGGAGTTAAGAGATGTCCGAACTTCCTGCTTTCGGTGCCCGTGCACAAGCCCTCATCGCCTCTCAGCCCGGCGTCGAGGACCGTATCAACCCAGCCAACTCACAGGCCGAACGTCTCGAGTCTTCGCGCGAGATGCGAACCCGCATTCCGATGTCGATCCCTCGGGCCAAGATGGCTACCCCAGAAATCCCCGGCTACCACTGCCACTGGGTAAACGACTACCCTGGCCGCATCATGCAGGCGCAGCAGGCCGGCTACGAGTTCATGACGCAGGAAGAAGCGCTCATCACGATGACGAACCCAGCCAGCGACTCGCTGGGCGGTGGCACGGGGCTCGGTTCCCGCGTCAGCATCGTCGTCGGGAAGGATGATTCAGGCAAAGCCCTCGAAGCCTATCTGATGAAGATTCGCCTCGAATGGTACAAGGAAGACCAGCTGGCGGTGCAAGGCCGCGTGGACCAGATCCATGATGCCATGCGGCAGGGCCTCCCCTCTTCGGGCGGCGACAATGCCAATCGCTACGTCAGTCGCAACAACATGAAATCGACCTACTCTGCCAAGGGCTAGGTCTCCTCAACATCACTCTCTAGGAGCGGCAAATGCCCAACCTGAATGCACCGAGTGGTCTGTCCCCCGTCATGTACCGGAATGGTAACCTCTGGAACGGGCAGGCTCGTCTTTACAAAATCTCCGCAGCCTACAGCGCGGCCAACGGCGGCATGTTCGTCGGTGACCCTGTGGCCATCGACAGCACGAACTTCGCTGACGCCAACGGCATCCCCTACGTGAAGCAGATCACGGCCGGCGCGGGCAACTCGATCCGTGGCGTCATCGTCGCGATTGGTACTGCCCTGCCATACGGCTACCAGGGGGGCCCCTACATCAATCCGAACGATCTGACGAAGACCTTCCGTCCCGCAGGCACGGCAGCGCTCGACTACGTCGTGGCCGTCTGCGATGACCCCGATGTGATCTACGAGATCCAGGAAGACACGACCTCGACCCCTGGCCTGGCCGCCGCCGTGACCAAGAACGCGACGCCGACCCTGGGCACCCCCGGCACCGGCAGCATGCTTTCGGCCGTGACCCTGAACTCCAACACCTTCGGCACTGGTGCCACGTTGCAGCTCAAGGTGATGCAGTCGGTTCAGCGCCCGGACAACGTGCCCTACACGGCCTACCAGAAGTGGCTGGTCACGATCAACAATCACGATTTCAGCGGCGGCACGGCCGGCTTCTGATCTTCAACCAATCTAAGGAGCACACACCATGCCCGCTGGCATCATCAATACGGGTTCCCACCCGAAGGCACTCTGGCCCGGCGTTCACGCCTTCTGGGGTCAGATCTTCAACGAACACCCGCCGCAGTACCCCGACCTGTTCGACATCGACTCGTCGGACAAGGCCTACGAAGAAGATGTGCAGATCACCGGCTTCGGTCTGGCGCAAGTCAAGGCCGAGGGCGCGCCGCTGGCCTACGACTCCGAAGTCCAAGGCCCGGTCACCCGCTACGTGCACGTCGCCTACGCCCTGGGCTACGTCGTCACGTTCGAGGAACTGCGCGACAACCTGTATGAGCAGGTGTCGATGCGTCGCGCCAAGGCGAATGCCTTCTCCATGGTCCAGACCATCGAGAACATTGCGGCCGGTTTCTACAACCGTGCGTTCAACCCGTTGTACAGCCTGGCCGACGGCCAACCGGCGTTGAGCACTGCGCACCCGTTCACCACAGGTGGCACGGGCTCGAACGTCCTGTCCCCGGCGGCAGACCTGTCCGAAGCGGCGCTGGAAGACATCTGCATCCAGCTGATGGGCTTCCAGACCGATCGCGGGCTGCTGGTGAACTTCATGCCCATGTCGCTGCACGTGCCGCGCCAGGAGTGGTACAACGCCAATCGCATCATGAAGTCGGTGCTGCAGTCTTCGACTGCCAACAACGACATCAACGTGCTGAAGGCGACCAATGCCTTCCCGAACGGCATCAAGCTGAACCACTACTTCACAGCGCCGCACGCCTGGTTCGTCCGTACCAATGCGATGAATGGCCTGCAGTTCTTCTGGCGCGACGAGCCGACGTTCGATCAGGATAACGACTTCGACACGAAGAACGCGAAGGCGGCAACCTACATGCGCTTCTCGCTGGGCATGACCGACTGGCGCGCAATGGCCGGCAGCAACGGGCCGTAACACCCCCGTACAACGCGGGGATTACACCCCCGTACAACTCCAGGACGCGGCTCTGTCCGCGTTCTTCTTGAACGTCCTAGGAGCTTTACATGCCTTCGATTCCGCAACGCCCGGTCCGCTTCCCCCAGGGCCTGACGACCTACCCCCCGCGCCACGTCTTGCAGACCTACCCGGTGGCTCCGCTGCCATCGCAGATCTCCATTGGCGAAGATTTCATCCCGTATCGCACGGCTGACCATGTAATCACAACCGCAGTGGGCGGCACGGCGGCCACCTTCAACGCAATCGCCGGCATGGTCCGGCTGGCTACGAGCGGTTCTGCAACGGACACGATCTATGTCCAGCGCAATGCCTACTCCATGCAGGTCTTGCCGGGCAACCAGATGTGGATGGATACGCGTCTCGCCTATCCCCGCACGGTGAACAACGCGAACGACACGAGCATCTTCTGGGGCTTGTTCGACGCAGCGACTCCGCAGCTGGCCAACAACGGTATCTACTTCAACAAACCGGCCGGTGGCACCGCAGTTCACTTCGTCATCAAGAAGGCAGGGGTCACGACGACCTTCCAGAACATTGGCGATCTCGCTCTCCCCTCGGGCCTGTACAACGATACGAACGCTGTTAATGGCACACTGAATGCAGTTGTCGCCGGCAACCTGCTCACGGGTATCAGTGTCGCAACGCCGGGCGCCGGCTACCAGATCTCCCCGCTGGTGCTCACCACCTCGGCCTCTGGCAGCGCGGGTCTGAACATCGCCAGCGTGACGCTGGGCTCGTCGGCCATCAGTCAGTCCAACCCGCCGGTGCCGGTGCAGACGACGGGTCTCCAGTACGGTTCGCTGAGCGCGCCCTACGTCACGGCGCCGGGCTCTGGCCTGACCAACTCGGCGGGCTCGGCAGCGTACTTGGAAGTCATCCCGGTCCTGAATTTCGCCGTCTGGTTCGACGCGAAGGGCAACCTCTACGTCGGTGTCAACGGTCGTCAGGTGATGGCAGTCGGCGGCACAGCCACGATGACCAATGCAGTTGGAGTCGCCGCCGGCGCTACTGTGAACGTCGCGACGTCAGCCTCGGCGGGCTTCTACTCGACAACTCAGTTGTCCACAGCTGTGGCCCCCTTCCAGCCTCCAATCGGCTCGGCTTACAACCTGCTCCCGCAGGTCAGCCTCGCCTACCTGTTCGGCTTCTCCAACACGACAGCCAACGTGCGAACTCTGTTCGTAGACGAGTACAACGTCGCGGTCGAGTTCAACTAGGGGCTGTCGTCATGGACCTCCATACAAAAGTTGTCCACGACGGCGTGAAGAACGCCTCTGTTCAGGTAACTGGACGGGGGCCTTTCAGCTGGACCGTTGTGGTGGACGCGAGTGAACTGCGCCCCGTCCCCAGGGACATCAGGATCGACGCGGTATACTACGCCATTGCTGACAAGACTGAAGTCATGATCGGCTGGGGTGATTCGTCAGGTAATGAGTACACGGCGCCGATGCTCCCCCTCGGTGGCCGTGGTCGGATCGACTTCGCGGAAGTCTCCGGACTGCACAACATTGCGACTCATTCCAACGGAGACATCATGATCCGGGCTTACGGCGAAGGTCTGTTCACGCTGGTCCTCGACCTCTCCAAACATACGGGAAACTGACATGGGCTCAGCACAAGGCGTCATACTCAAATGCGGAGAGCTGCCACGCGCGTTCTCCTTCGGAACCCCCACAGCATCTGTGAGCTATACGACAAGCGGGCAAAGCTCGCTGGCTCTGTACAAAGAATCGACCTACGGCGCACTCCAAGCAACAGTGAACGGTACGGGCGCGGTGACGGCAACTGTTGTCATCCAAGGCTCGAACGACCTCAACACCGGGCAAGGGTTCACTCCCGGCGGCACCAATGCTCCGGGCGGCTTCTCGGTCAACCTGAATGCTTCGACGACACTCGTCTGTCTGGCAAACCAGTTCACCCAGGCAATGGTGGGTGCGGAAGTCCGCTGCGTCGGCGTTCCCGTTGGCACGACAGTGTCAGCGGTGGCCGCGAACGGCGGCTCCCTCACCATGTCTGCGGCGGCGA